TTGGATAGAGATGCACTTACAGTGCAGGAGGTTTGACCTTGTTCACTGAAGGAGAGCATGGGATTTGACTTTGGAAGTGAGATGAATTACTCCTTTTGGGTATTCATTTGCGGAGCATAGGGACATCGTTTCCTTAACGACAGGATGAGGAGCAGAAAGGCTGCGTTATTTAAGCAGCCTTTCTGTATTTCCGGCACATTTTCTTATAGCAATGTGCTGGAAAGGTTGATTCAATTTTTATTAAGCTACTATATTAATGAAAAGAAAATATTATGTTGTGTCTGTTATTTATTAGTTGATCTTGAAGAAATAAGAGCTTTGTTGCTAGGAAAGAGTGGATACAAATATTTTTACTATTAATAGCTAGAGCACCAAGTGTTACATCCTGTTTTTACTGTTACTATTAATTAATTTTTTATTATTTTTAGCTTTTCTATTGAAGAGTTTCTATATGACGTAATAATATTTTAATAGTTGGATTATAAATGTTCGTTTTTAGTGCTTGTATCTTCTTACAATATTAGATTACTATTCAAACTACTGAACGGCATAGTCTAAGCCGTGATTATAGTTAGCTCAGTCTGTTGATGATTTTATATACATAGGGTATATAACTACGTATATACCCTATGTATGCTAATCGTTCTTCTCAATCTTTACCGTTTGGGTTTGACTATCCCATTTTATAGTTGCGCCTAATGCCTCGGCGATTGCTCTAATCGGCACATACGTAACCCCGTTTTTCACTTCACCTTTATACTCCAGCTTTTTGCCATTCACAATGAGTGCAGCTTCGATGCTGTTACGCTTTATTTGATTTGTGCTCGCTTTGAGCTCCTTTAGTCGAGTATCAATTTGCTGTACAAACTGCTTCCAGCCTGTCCATTTGCCATCCTGATTCATAAGCCGCGGACAATTTTTTCCGCTCCAATCATAGTGCCGCCGCAGATGATCCACACCCCAGTTATTTGCTGCCAGCAGCTTAGTAACATGCTCAACTGCATTTCGCAGTGTTTGCGCGTATTCTCCTGTTAGGGTGTTTCGCTCACAAATTTCAATTCCTATCGAAGTACGGTTTCCACTAGTGGCTTTGCTCCCATCTCCAGCGTGCCAAGCTGTTTCATTAAGCGGTAGCACCTCGATCGCCTCGATTGCGTCAATCACGATATGATAGGAAGCGGTCCGTGTATTCGTAGGGTTCGTGAGCCATGCTCGTTCATTGGCAGCTGTACTGGATAAATTGCCTGTGTTGTGAATCGTAATCGTTGAAGGAGTCATGGCAATTCCAGGACGACGGTTGTAGGGAGTTGATAAGGGAATATGATCTTGACGATAACGATAGGTTGTACTACTCATTGTGATCACGTCCCGATACCTGCTTGACGACTTGATGGCCATATACAGCAAATGCGCCGCAAAGCAAGCCTTGAATGAATGTTTCAGTACTCCATCCAAGCAGCCCTGTCGCCATAAGCAAAGCTGCTATTGTTACGATATAGACAATGCTCCAATCCGGAATTTTAGGTGTGCGCTTAAGCACAAAACCAATTACCCAGCAGGCTGCGACAACGATCAGCAGCTTTGTTTCAATGAATCCAAAAATCGTGCTCCAATCCATTCGATCTGCCTCCTTCAATAGCTAAATCCGCCACTGATAATAAATCCTGCAACGGCTACCAAAAAGGCTCCAGCGATTGTTCGCCAGAGCCACTTTTGGTTATCCTCAATTTGATCTAGTCGGTGATGAGCCGACTTAGCTTGCTGCAAAGCTTCTACCGCTGTTTCATTAGCTTTTATTGCTCGATCCAGTTTTTCATCCATTTCATCAACCTTCGTCTCTACACGCGTAATGCGCTGCAGGACTTCTTTTTCAATCCCTTGCACTCCATCATCACCCCATTCCCAATTTTGACAATAAAAACGGACCTATTCGGTCTCGTCTGCATCCAACAACGCTTGTACTTGATCGCGCCATAATGTCGGCACATCGGCAATCGTAAAGCTCTCGTCACGCTTGATGCGTGCACAGTAGATTTTAGCCATTACTCTGCACCTCCCACCACAAGCCCGGCAAGCTCGATCAGTGCGTCCTGCGTCTCTGCTAGTTGCTGCTTAGTCTCAGCAAGCCCTCGGCGGAGCACTTCAATTTCACTTGGTTCTCGTTCAGCATTTTGTTGCTCTGTAATAAATTCTATATGAGCCTGCGCTGATTCGTTTACGGTAGGTCTAACAAAGTCCGGAGGGATGTAGTCTGTTTGATCCATCCAAGGTTCTCCATTAAGTAGTAACATGTAACCTTTACCCTGCAATTCATAAGTCAAAGTCATTATATAGCCTCCTATTAGTTTTTGAACTTCACCCATGAAGTACCATTACCATAATAGCTTGGAAGGTCTCCTCTTAGGGTTGAACTATCTCGAATGAATACATCATCAAAATAAGTAAGTAAGCGAGTGTTGTTTATACCAAGAAGTTTAGAGGTGGTTAATAGTTCTGCTGTATAGTTACCATAGTCTTCTCTAGGTCTGAAAAGCACAACAGTGCCAGTTGGAAAAGAGGTAGCAGTAAGGGCAAAGGCTTTTATTGAAGATTGATATCTTGAATTTATGGAACCTCCAAGTATATACATAAGGTCATTAACCCGTGCAGCGGCTATACTTAACCTATTATCTGGGAAGCCAGTTAACGTAGTCCACGTATTAGAGGGAATGTTGTACTTATACAATGAATAAGTAGTTCCAGTGAAAATGTACACATCAGAATCTACAAGAATAGCTCGACAAGCTGGTAAGGTAGTAGGCATTAGTGTAATAGCACTAAACGTGTCTGTAACAGGATTATAGGTACGTACCTGGTTTGTTGTTGCACCTCCAAAAGCATATACGATACCTCCATACGCACACATAGCTATCTCATATTCAACAGTTGGAAAGTTGCTTAGATTGGACCATGTATCTGTTATAGTATTATAGCTATAACAGTTACTATATGAATTAGGGTTATTTCTACCTCCGAAGATATACACAATATCACCTATAGCTGCTACACCCATACCAGATAATGAGGCAGGCATATTTGTAAGGGTTGTCCAAGTGTTAGTTTCCGGGTTATAGCAATAGGTGGTATTACTTGGGCTTGAGTGGCTATTATTTGTTCTACTACCTCCGAAAACATAGATCTTACCTCCCACAGCTATAGCACCATGTCCAGCTAGTACTCGAGGTAACGGAGCCATAATTGACCAAGTATTATTTGAAGTGTTGTATCTATAGTTCGTACTGAGTAGAGCGCTCGCTGAGGTAGTACCACCTAGGTAATATATATTTGACCCAACTGTCACGGCTTCCCCATATGCGAGCGCCTGCGGCATATCTGTATAATTTGAATTTGTCCAAGAATTAGCAAGCCAAATATCAGTCTCACTTCGTATGCTAGTTATCGCCTGACTCGTCTGTATCCAAACCCCTTCTTTTTTCGCCGGCTGTGTCAATCCTGTATACACATTTAATTTTCCACCACCTCCTCCACTAGACTGAATAAAATTTGTGCCATCGTATACAAACGTATAAATCTTCCCACTTTCACCGCTAAATCTTGCTCCGTCACTGTCATATAACGCTCTTGCTCCAAGTCCATTAACATTCAGAGTAGGGTTGGTTCCCGTATTCGTATGCAGCTTAACAGTAATCTGCAAACCAGTGTATAAGCTGGCTGGAGCAGGACTTAATGTTAAAGTAAAAGCCGTTGCTGATCCTGCTGTTGTACCGTAACGTGTACGAGCATCTATTGCTTCCCTAACTCTCAATGGGGTCATATCGGTAGTGTTATCCGTGCCGGCTATGGCTTGAGCTTGTGTTGCTTGTGAACGATTAACCTGCGCACCTGCTGCTATGCCATTGAGTTTCGTGACCATTGCTGCACTCATAAGTCCGTTAGCACTCGTAGTTGCAACTGCTGTGCCTGCCTTCGCATTCCAAGCAGCTTTCTCTGCATCCGTTACAAACCGATTGCTTGCGTCCTGTGAGATAATGCTTGGTGGGTGTGTTGAAGGATGTACATAGTTATTAGCGCCTGAGGCGATACTATCCAACTTACTTTTATCTGCTGCACTCATGAAACCAGCAGCAGAAGTAGTTGCAGCAGCATGGGCTGTACCACCTGCCCCTACGTGACTGATTGGCGCTTGCTGAACATTATCAACATTACCTAAGCCCACATCACCTTTCGCTAATGTCACTGCTCCTGTTTTACCAGCTACACTATTTACGGTATTCACTTGTGCACCTGCTGCTATGCCATCTAGCTTCCCTTTATCAGATGCAGACATTAGACCTGATGTCGAGGATGTCGCAATGGATGTTGATGCCTTCGCATTCCAAGCCGTACGCTCTGCTGCGGTAATATGCCTCACATTATCCGAAGTATGCTCAGACAAGTTAGCCTGCACCGCATTCGCTTTACTGCTCGCATCACTCGCCGCTGCACTAACCGCAGCATCCACCTCAGCCTTACGCGCAATATCATCACTCGCCGATGGCGCGGCTACTTTAGCTCGACCGTTAGCATCTCGCTTAATCAGCACATTACCCGTAGCGGCACTTGTCGCAGCATCAAGTACTGTTTTAATCGCAGCAAGCGTAATACCCGGAACCTCCCGCCAATTGGCCCCGCCCGTGATTGACTTGATCATATGAGCAGCCCCGCCAAGCAAAGAAGTCAGCTTGCCCGTACTACTAGTCGGTGCAGCTGTATCGCTAATTGTGCGGTCACCGATCATCGTATCATCAGCCCCGCCAATCGTGACATCATCTGCTAGTTTGGCCTTCGTAATTGCTTTGTTAGCTATTTTATCCGTGGTTACAGCTTGGCCAGCCAATTTATCGGTCCCGACCGCAGCATTTGCAAGCTGGTTAGAACCGACAGCCTGATCTGCTAGTTTAGCTGCTGTTACTGCCTTATTAGCGAGCTTCGTTGTAGTCACACTACCGTCTGCTTTCAGCTCATTAATCTCATGCCCGATCTGATTGAGATCATCGGGCATTACAGTATCGTCCATCTGCCAATTCGTTTTAGCCATTTATCCCGCCTCCTTTACGGTTATCGTGTGCAGCATCATTTGATCTGCTGCGATTGGAATATTCACTGTGTTCGATGTCAGCACCTGGTTCTTCGAATCCTTCAATTCTATTAGCGATACTACGTTAACATCAGCTACAGGCACAATATAATTAAGTGCCACTACATTGTCTGTAACCTCTTTTACCTTGAAGCTCGTAATCTCGAACTCTCCATTAATGACAACCTTAGCAATACGACCATTAACGTAGCCCGATACTCCATTTAAGAGAGATGAGGTGATCATTTCACTATAACCTCCGTTCCATAGCTTACAAATGGCTTGCTTCCAAGCTCCCAGCCGCCATCAAGCTTGTAATTCCACGTCATTTCCTGCCTTCGAATATGTTCCTCGATATGCATACAGCTGGAAAGTGAAGTGTTCTGCTGATAAACCAAATTTGCAGGCTTAATGGTTTCCACTGTATACAACACTTCTCGAAATACATTGGCATTATCTACATTCGCCGTCACAGTCAATAAGAATTGCTGCGGATCTACTGATACAATCGTCATCCCCGAACCTACAAGCCTATCCAGCTGTTTCTGCAGGTATTGAATCGTAAATGGCGGCTTTGTCTGATAACGATTTAGTATTCGTCGCCGACGAAAATCTAGAGACTCCGTAGATGGATCTGATTGTATGCCCAGCATCTGCTCGCGTCTTCTAATTGCCCCAAGACTGGATGTCATCACATACTGATCATGAAAAAGCTGGTCTACCGCTCCTTGCAGCAGATCCAGCTCCATGCTTTCACTCTTATCCAATTCCCTGAAATCCTCAATTCGTCTGTAATACTCAGGTAAATACTGATAAATTCGATTAGCCATTCGCATTCACCGTCCCGAGCAGTGGAACTTCATCGGTTCCTAGTGTCAAATTAGTTGGTGAACCGTTAATTTTTGTATCTATCACATCCTCAACGCTTGTCACGGTCAGTAATCGAGCATCAATTTGTGCTATTCTGACTATAAGCTGCTGCTGATTGGCCCAATCCTTACGAAGCTGTAGCAGATAATCTTCAATAGAAGCTTCAATATCTGCTTTAACCTGCTCAATGGTAACGTCGCCGGATAAAGTTAGTGTGGTTTCAACATTAATCGCTTGACCCGCTACGCCTGCGATTGTCACCACATGCCCGATCGGTGCTAGTCCAATACCTTGCGTACTATTAATTGAAGGATCTATAATCGTTTGCGCCTCATGGATAAGAGCTGACGACGGGATAGACCAGTCTGATGAAATAACGGTGCACTTGACTGTACCGCCACCTTGCCAAGCAGGGTATACTTTTGTAGCACCTATGCCCGCAATCGCATTGACCTTATTTTTATAGTCTGCAACATTTCCGCCAAAGGCAGGCTCATTGACCGTATCATACAACCGCTGGCGTAATGACTCATCTGATTCCTCATCTTCACCAGGAACAAGCACTTCACTAAGCTCAGCTCTCGCTAGATTCGCCACAAAATCAATGGGAAGCAATGCCCCATATTGCTCATTGCCCACTGTACCTGTACTCTCGCAGGTCAACCTATACACACCGTTGCTAATGCGCTCAGTTACCGTATAAGTCAGGTCAGCAATAGCATAGCGTGTACCTATTGGTACATCCATTAAGGCATGGCTAGCGTTGTAGAATAACCCTTGCCTTACTGCAGCAGTCGCAACACTGCGGTTTACTCCAAACTCCGCTGCTCGTCGTGTCAAATACTCTCCACTAGCTGTATCCGCAAAAGAAAGATTGTAGTTGATATCCAGCTCAATATACATCTGAGCCAATTCCGCGGCAGCAGGAGCCAAGGCATCGTAGATTACACTGCCTTCGCGCTTATCAATGGAGTTGCTTACTCGATTAAGCATGCGTTCCAATATCGCCTCATACGTCATATGTTCATACATTCGTGCTCACCTCCTCGTCGAAGCTGCCATATATGCTGTTCACGCAAAATGAAACATGAGCGCTCTCGCCATCAATAGCGACTTCTAATTGATCCACACTTTCAATTCGTTCATCTACTAGCAGTGCTTCTTCGATCATTCGTTTTAATTCAGACTCCATATAAATAGGATGATCGCCTATTAATGACGACAACTCATGTCCATAGTCTGTGGAGTAGATCACATGCCAATAGCGATCTGTTTGCAAGATCTTGAAGACTGCTTGCCTCACGGCATCCAGACCGTCGATTTTCCCAATCACTTTTCCTTTTTCTACATCCAGCCCCCATGTCAAGGAAGGTTGTTCTGCAAGCGGACCCTCATCAATTTCTAGCTCATTAATAGCAGGGATCATCGTATCACCACCTGTCTAATAAAATATACTTCTGTCCACCCTGTACACGAAGCAGCAGCACGTTGTCCCCTGCTTGTACCCCGTCCGAAATGACATAAGATACACCGCCAATATTCAGCTCCTTACGCCTCATCGCGTGTGGCAAAATTAAAAAATCCGCTGGAAGTGTAAACCGCTGGTCAACGTTCACTTCTAACGGATTAATATTGGTTACGGTACCTGTCATCAAGGCAACGGGATTGCTAGCCTTTACAGCTTCAACTGCTGCCTGCTTAACAAGGCTAAGTAAATCAGCCATTATATCACCTTCAATTCCAAACTCATGGTGTGTACATCATTACTGAAGGAATGTGTACACTCATCAACCAGAAGCGCTTGATCAACGCCATACTCGTCAATCTTGATATGCACCCTAAAGCCTGCACGCACGCGAATATCGCCAATGGCATTGACCTGCAGAGATTTTCTTTCTCTATTTTTCAGCTTGGCGAGGTTATTCAGCAGCTCTTTAATTTGCGGGTCATTCATTTTCTCTTCAACATTCTGATAAAGCTGAAGCACGCCCCACCGTTTTATATTCACACTATCCTCAGCCATGTAAATTTCGCGCTTGCCCGTTTCACTGTTGTCGCGATACAGCTTGATACGATTGTACGTATCATCATCGATAGAGGTTTTAACGCTGTAATCATACATTAAGCTCCGCTCACCAATGTAAAAATCCAACGACACATCCTCGACGTCACGCAAGCACAGCCTGCCAAAATCATCGTACAAGCAGTAATCCCGCCCCGTATGATGATATGTCAGCGTGATTGCTTTGCAGATAATATCGAGCAGCTTCTGACCATCCTCACTCATCGTCGGAATTTTATAGCCCGTATCTGCAATCGTTCCAAGCTTAAGCTGAAAATCCTTAGCAATTCGCTTTACAATCTCTGAAGCAGTGTGACCAACGAATACATACGTATCTGTATTCATGAGATACCTAATCTGATCATAAGCCGTGATCGATACTGCTTCGTCTCGCCCTGCATCGATACTGAATATATAGCCGTGAAAAACCTCCGTGCTGCCGACAAGAACACGTATCATATCACCATTGCTGTAAGTAAAATCCTTAGACTGATATAACCCGCCCTTTATTAAAGTAAAGCTAATACTTCCTGCTCTACCCATTCGCGAGGTCTTCCAAGTCAAACTATGAACAATCTGACTAATATTCCATTCTGCTCCATTGTGATGAATCAGTTTTACAACGTACATCATGGCAGCTTCAGCACCCTTCCAACCTGCAAACGGGTAATTTCCGCATCGGTTATTCCGTTAAGCTTCTGAATTTCCTTCCAGCGTGCGCCATTGCCCAAATGCATTTGTGCGACTTTCCAAAGCGTATCGTTTTTGACAAGCTTATACGTTTTGGGCTGCTGCTTTTCATCTGCTCTTGCGACTCCTTTACTAGCTTGAGATGTAAGACCTGATTTAAGCTTTCTTGCACGGTAGAAAATATATTGCTTTAGCTTTATGCTGTACTCAATATCCCCATTACCCCCTGCCGCCTCATTCCAGGTAAAGCTTTCAATTGTAGCAGGCGTGTTGATGTTATACGTTTCGCTAGATAATATAAATCGAACTGGATGCTTGGTGCGCATCCACTTGTTGACCCGCAAAATATATTGCACAGGTTGACGCAAATCATCCTCTTTTACATTGACGAAGGGATAATACTGAGCAGGGAATAGCCCATTAAAACTAATTTCAGACAGTGATTTGCTGCCGATTACATTGATTTCACCAATGCCAGGCACATTATAGGTTTTGCCTTGTCCCGTCTCATTGACCTCTACCGAGGAGGGATTAACAGGAAATTGAAAGCCTTCTGTACCATTGTTGTAGCTCATGTGAGCATAATAAACGTTAGTTTTCTTATTAGAGCTTGCTGAAGATTTCGATTGTAGCTCCATATTCATCCCTCCTATCTATACACGGCATCAACAGAAGTTGATATATCTTGATTAAGACGATCAGAAATTTTGGCCACAATAATATCAATATCACTGTCCTGACGTACATGCATATCACCAAAGTTAATGGATGGCGTTAACGATACAAAGTTTTGGATGTTATTCATTTCTGCCAGTTCTCGCATCATTTTAAGATCCTCGCTGCTAATATCGACTGAGTTTTGAATACTGCCAATCTCGCCGACACGATCTACATTGGCAATGTCATTGCTAGCAGGATGATTAGTCGGAGCAAAACCTGTGAATGGCCCACCTTTGTAGGCATTACCACCAGTCAGATTATCAAGAAAGTTATTCTCTTTACCGAACATCTTAGATCCTGCATCATATCCCGTGCTGAACATATCCCCAAGATCCTTTTCACCCATCCTGTACTTATCTAAATTAAATAAGTCCTTATTACTTATTGGCTCAGGTATGGAATTCATAATACCCGATACCTTATCACTTAACGTATGAGAGTCCTCATTAGTTAACAACTCTATAGGCCCCCAACTTTTACCGAACCATTTTGACACACCCGCCAACATTTCATTAAACTTTTCCAAGCCTTTGTTAATTGCATCAACAATTACCGACATAAATCCGTTAGCAAACGTTTCAGCAGCAACCAACATATTATGCATCGTTTGAAAGAAATACATTGACAAGTCGTAAAATAACTTCTGTATCGTATAAACGGGATCAATAAACAAATTCACCAAAAACTCAGCAAAGGAAAGTAAAAAATTCCATACAACAGCTACCGCATTCCAAATGGCACCGAACAACATCATGAACAATCCAGCAACAAATCCTATAATCTGCTCCGTTGTCACTCCGAACATATTAAGAATAGAGATGATTAAGAAGATTACTCCAATAATTAGGAGCATTGGCCCGATAGACATAAGCCAGCTAATAAGCATATACACTCCTACTGCTAAAGCTGCAATGCCGAGTGCTGCCAGCACATTTTTAACGATATCAAGATTATTAATAATAAGGTCGAATGCCCACATCCCTACACTAGCAATGATGTTGAAGCCCTCTGCTACCATATAAATGAATCTATTGAGACTTCCTGACTCGAAAGCTTCGGTAATCTTGCTTGCTATGCTTTCTAATGCAGGACCAATTGTCAGGAAAATAACGTTTTTAGCTATCTCCCCTATGCTAGCGAATGTCATAGGCAGACTTGAAAATTTTTCGTTAATGGCATCCGTTGCAGATAGAAGTCCGTTCTTCAAAATACTGCTGGTTAGTTGCCCTTCTGCTGCCAATTGCTGCAACTCAGATTTGCTTTTACCGGTAAAGCTTGCAATTGCATCGGCAATATCTGGTGCTGTGGTCATAATTGATGTAAAGTCTTCCTGTGACATTGCGCCTCTCTTCATGACGTCGCCGATCACATTCATCCCCGCAGCTTGATCAGACGGTGATTGTCCATTAAGCTGAAAAGCTTTTTGTGCAACCTCCACAAATTGAATCGTCTCATCATTGCTGGCGAACATCCCCGGTGATGATAAGTACACCTCAGAAACTGTGGCTGCCATTTGTTGAAAGCCTGATCCACTGCGAGTTGCAGCGGCAAAAATCTTTTTCTGCAGTGCATCTGTTGTTTGCATACCGTCGTTTATTGAGTTTAAGTTGGATTGGATATTTACAATCTGATCAGTTGCTTTCATGCCCGCACTAATAAGTGCCCTGAATTGATCTACATTAAAAATATTTTGTAGCGATGACTTGAGTTGTTCAAGGCCCTTCGACCAAACATTATTCTTTTCTGACGTTCCCTTTTGAGATCCGCAGTCATCCTTCCCACCATTATTGCTCCCCATACAATCTGATTTATCCAAGGTTGAATGAGATCGACCTAATCCCAAATAACTAAATTGACTAGATGCTTTATTAATTTCCATGGACATGGTACTTAATTGGCTAATACTCTTGCCTAGACTGTTAATGGTTGTTTGTGAGCTTGACGATAGCTTGATCTGAACTGATGACGTTGTAACACTGATATATTTTCCTATCAAACTTCTCATTTTAATAGCGGTCTTTGTAACCTGATTGCCATCGATATTAAGACCTAACTTGATTCCCTGTACACTCTTTTCTACTTGTGAAAGAACTGCCTTAAATCTCTTTACATCCAAATTTAATATGAGTGGTCTTGCTACAGTAGTTCGAAGCTGATCAACCCAATTCACAGCTATCCTTAATTGTTGGTTAGCATGATCTACCGATTGTGCTAGGCTTCTGAACATCGATACTAGATTACCTTGAGCAAGATTAGCATGCTGCCCTATTCCCTGCTCAATTTGATTTCGTATAAAGCTAACGGTTTGTGCAAGCTGACTCGGATTAATGAACATATTTGCCTGAATACGTTCTACTTTAGGTTCAGCAAAGCCAAGTGATGATTCATTACCCTTAACATCAATTTTCAGGCGTACAGATTGTTCCACGGCCTCACGAAAAATAGTAACAGATTTTCTAAACGTAGATAACTGACGATCTACCCCCGACATCGCTTTTGAGACACCAACCAGCATTTTTAATGATTGCGCTATTGTTGCCAAATACATTCCCTCCTTTCGTCGAATTTACAACCATGACTCCCCCTGCAATGCAAGGACAGCCCCTATTCAACATGAATAAAGAGCTGTCCTATATACAGTAGGGCGATGATCGACACCACCAGCTATTTCCGCTTCATTTTTGCTCGCTGCTTGCGTTCTGCTTCAACCCGCACCTTTATGCACCCGATTAATGCAGCCTTACTTATAGGATCGAGCGCGGCAAATTCCCACGGCATAATATGATATTCGTTGAGGGCAAAGTAAGCATACACAGCTTCCGGATCGCCCTCATTGATTAGTTTTTTACCTCATCTGCCAGTTGGTCAACATCCTGATCAAAGCCATTTAGCTCCTGGACTTTTAGCAGCACGTTCGCATACTCTCCAGATAATAGCATTGCTTTAATCAAGTTATCAGCGCCCATAACCTTGTAGGATGCTTGTAGATCAGTATTTTGCAGATCAGGATATACAATGCTTGCTACAACTAGCTTGGCAGCATACTCTTCCTGGTTGATCTCCTGCTGGCGTGCCCCATTTTTACCTTTAGAGTAACGCGTTGCAGACTTGCGAATCGCTTCATTCTCCTGTTCAGTCAATGTTTTCAGCTTCCACTTAATCGGCTTGCCGTTCTCATCCTTGAAGCGCTCCGAGACAACAAATTCCTCAACAACCTCAGCTTGAACATTTTGCGCAAAAAAAGCTTTTAAACTCATCATCAATCGCCTCCTGTATAATAGAAGAGCGCCTATTAGGCGCCCGTAATCGTATTGAATGTATCTTGAATTTGGTAGCCATTGAACGTAAATGGCATCTCTTCCTCTAGCATATCGTCACTAGATGCATCAAAACGTGCTGCAATGACGCTATCGATGTTACAGTTTTCCAGAACAACCGTTTGCTTGCCTGTGCTGCTGCCTGGCTGCTCGTTCATAACGATAAGATCAAACCAAAAATCCTTGCCTGTTTTAATGTATTCACTCATTAGCTCGCGAAATACAGAGGTAACATAATATACCGTTAACGTACCTGTACCGTTCCAGCCTGCCGAACGCTGCGGCGTATTCGTTTTGCCCAATACAGGCACATCGACTTTATTCTTTTCGATTGTTGCCTCAAGGCTCTTTGCATAGAATAGCTCTTCTCTGCGATCTCCAATTTTCACATATGCTCGTGCGTGCTTGCCGCTAATGGCATCCTTCTCCATGAAATAACTCATATTACGCTACCTCCACTGTCATATAAATTTTTTCGATGCTGTCTACTGGCTGTACGCTCAGGTTGATGACAACCGTTTCAACATCTGTCCCTTGCTCAACTGCAAGGTCAGCCTGACTATTGAAGTTTTGAATCGCGCCAATCGATTGCAAGGATTGCAAATACGCAACAACTTCTTGCTGCAGCAGCGCACGACCATCTGCATTATTGCTCACTTTGCCAATATAGTACGAATCAAAAATTCGTTTCACATCATTGCCGATTGCATCCAGTGCACGCACAACACGGTTTTTGCTAAATGCTTTGCTGCGCTCAGGCGTAAAGCTTTTTAGCGTATTAATGTCCTGCTCAATCACTGCTGTGTTGTTAAGAGCCGTAATGACCAGCTCTCCGTTCTTCAAGGCTGCAATCGTTTCGCTGTTCGTCAGTCTTGGATAAGCATCCACCGCATTAGGGATGGCCGCGTATGTTAACGACTCGTTCACGCCAGCAGCAGCCTGCATACCAGCGATTTCCCATACAAGTGATGTAGGCGGTACCTGCAAGCCATCCGCCGTCACCACACCATTGCGCAAGCTGATGATGCCTTCGTAATCAGCCGAAGGATAATTAACAAGAACAGCTTGAATTTTCTTACCCTCCTCATCACGCTGGCGTTTGACGTAAGCAGCGGCAAGCTGCTTGCTCGATGTATCGTCAAGCGGTACAGCCAACACGTTAAACGTATACGTCTCGAACGCTGACAATGCCGCAGAGAAATCTGCGCCTGTAGAAGAACCATCTGTTCCTCCAGCAAGTGCAACACCAGCAGTAGCTGCTAGCACGCCCTCTCCAGACCAATCTACAAATGCATTTGCTTCAAGCTCGTCGATAGATCCTGCAGTCTGACGATCTACCTCTTCATTATCCAGAAGTGTAATCACATCAAAAAGCTCAGGCTCATCAATGTTATGCTGCACGACAAATTTAAGATCATTGCCGCGCGAGCCACCCCATTTGGCAGTAGCTGTTAGTCCTTCATGCGTAGCAGCCGCCTTACTTGCACCTGTCCCTCCTAAACGATAAAGCAGTACTTGCTGTGCATGGCTTACAGTAGCCGTAATGTGACGAATACGAGCATCGCCAGCATGATAGCCAAGCAGCTTAAGCGCCTGATTGCCATATTCAGCTGCCTCCAAGACAATAACATTCTCGGAATCTCCCCAAGGTAGCGGAGCTGGAACGGCAACGATACCTCGATCACCAATTGCCCCCAATGTTTGCGGTTTTGCTTTGAAATTAATATATACACCTGGTCTTACCTTGTTTTGTGACACCCAAGTTCCTCCTGCCATATTACTTCACACCTTTCTTCAAATAGTTTTGAATTGCTTTGTCTGCCTCTGCGACAGTATAGGTATTGCGGTCATCCAATACCGCAGCTAGAATATCCTTCTCCCAGCCTGAGCGCTGCTCGGACTGCAAAAATTGCATTTTTGTAAATGTTGAAGCTTTAGGTTTAGTCAACAACAATCCCCTCCTCAAGATTTTTCATAATAGGGCTCCTTAGCTGTTGCTCTCGAACAAGCATAGTATAGGTGATGAAAAGGTGCAGTTTGCCCTCTATTATCTCAACCTTTACATTTTGGCCTGACAATCTGGAACTGCCCAGCTCTAGCTCCTTTACGGCTGCGATCATCTCTTCAGCGATTCTGTACTTATCATCCATTTCTTGCTCGGCATCCATATATACAATGGAAAAAGGAAAACTGCGCCGATATCGGTTACCCAGTTCCTGAGCTTGCGTAAATTCAAGCAATCGAACTAGACAGTAGGGAGTATCAATTGGTGGATTAGGCTCCAAACTTGAAATGGTGACGGTAGGAAAAGCTGCCTCTAAGGCATGATGCATCGCGTATCGAACATCATTAATCGTTATGTGTTGCAACAGATCACCTTCTTTAGCACTACTTGTTTCCTTGTTGAACCCTTGCCCTTCCGCGAAAGCATGCCTTTTCGATTCGAGCATCACAATCTGGCAGCGTGCCTCGCTTCCACACTAACTAGCGCATATCATTCACCTCCTTTTTGACCATCTTCGTGTACTCGCCTTCAGCTTGGATGCCAATACATCGTCACATCCATACACCATGGCATAGATAACGCTCTGACAAATGCGTCAGAGCCGTATCTGTTACTACGAAAATGAAGCAGCATCTAATACCGAGCTCAGTTGCAGCTCAGCAGCTCGAAAACATTCATAAACGAAACATGCACCTTATAAGCGTAGTAGATGATTGCCATGTGGAAGGCATCATTTACCTCAATCGCTTAAGGTGCATGCGGGTTATTTGCTCTTTATGAATTTTCTTCGATGGTATCATAATAACACGGTTAAAATGAGAAAAACGGTCGTCATGCGGACAATGAGCGGACATGATGCGGACAGCTTATTGTTAGCTTGAACGTTAACCGTATTCTAGCGCTACTATAAGCTCTCGGTCATGTTTCTTACGCCTTACCCTTGCTCAACGCCTCAATATAAAAACAAAATGCACCTGCAAATGAAAAGGTTCGGCGCCATCATTGCGGGCACAGCTTTCATTAGTAGGTGCATTTGACTGCTAAATATTTCTTTCATGGGCTAGAAGAAATTAAGCGGAAAGCTTAATATATTCCTGCACGGCAACGGTATTCCAGCGACGCAAGGTTCGCTCGGTAACGTTTAAGCGGAACGAGGTCTCCCTAACAGACAAAGCTTCAATATAGCGCCAACGCAGCAGCTTTTCATAGTCTGGCTTGTACTGCTCTAGCGCCTCCATCACTCCGTCGATTCGCTTTACTTCCGCCTGCAGGTCCTGCAGCTCAGATACCCGCTCCAGCACTTCGTCCATGTCGCTTCGAATCGTATAGCCTCTTGCCGCGATGACCTTATCAATTTTGCGCTTTAACTCCTTTAATAGCTTTGTATCCTCTTCATCCTCGCCAACTGAAGCAATCGCACGCTGTTGATTTTTGATTCCGACCGGATACTGACCTTGTAAATACGTATGCGCTACCGTCTCCAGCTGTTGTTCTCGCTTGGATAAGTACATATAGGAGGGCATACCCCGCAAACGAGCATGCAGCTCCTGTAGATGATCATCTTCATTTAAGCGACTAACGGTGATCCCCGCTCCAACCGAATAATTAGACAACACCTTGATTCGTGCCACTAATCGTTTATATCCTGTTAATTGTTCAATTACATCGTGTTCTGTCATATCAATCTCTCCTCTAAGTATCATTTATCGCTTTGTTTTCTTTTTCCGTTTTGCTCTGCTTAGACGAACCTGCATGCAAGCCCAATAAAGGCTGATTAACACGTAATCCATTGCCTGCTGCTCGTTGTCTGTATAGGAATAATTGCCTTCCATGTGTACCTCCTGCCACAATTTGAACGAAGTTTCGTTTGTCTTGTCTAAAATATAAACGATATTACGTTTAATATCAACAGTTATTCCCAAATTCTGAACTAAACTTCGTTCACACCTCATTTACAAGTCTGATCGAGTTGTGTATGATAGTAGTTGTATACGGGATTTCGTATACCACTGTATGTTAAGGAGTGTTCATGTTCATGCGCAATACGACCAGAATGTCCGAAATTCTAGCAGAAATGATTGATCAGAGAGGAAGCAGAAGGGCATTTGCTGAAAAAATTGGCATGCCGCCAACTACATTGCAATCGATGCTTACTCGTGATTTAAGCAGAGCCTCGGTAACGAATGTAGTAGATGTGTGTAGAGAACTTAGCATTACGGTTGAAGAATTAGAAGCTATGGCAAGTGGCGAGCACTACGAGCCAGAAACGATTGCCGCTCACCATGAGGGAGAACAATGGACCGAAGAGGAATTAGAGGAAATTGAACGCTTCAAGGCATTTGTCAGATTGAAGCGCAAAGACAAGGAACAATAAGGCAGGCTGACACTTGAATAAACATTTAATACGTTCACGAAACAAACGATATACATTAAAATAGCAGCCGAGGTGAAATCATTTGCAGCTATATGAAAAGCTTCTTGCCATTGCTGAAAAACAATGTGTATACGTATATGAAAAGGCAATGTCACGAAGAAATAAAGGGTTGTATGCGGATCAAATTATATGGATTAATAAAAATATCAACACGCATCAAGAAAAAGCTTGTATTCTATCGGAAGAGCTTGGTCACTATTTTACCTCTAGCGGCAATATCCTTGACCAAAGCTCGCTTACAAATCGCAAGCAGGAATATCGTGCAAGAACATGGGGCTACGAACAGCTAATTCCGCTTCACAAGTTCATTGAAGCGTGGCAGCAAGGTATGGAAGGCAGACATGCGATCGCTGATTACTTCGAAGTAACCGAGGATTTTTTGCAGCAAACCGTGGAACATTATCAACGCAAATATGGGCTGTATGTTACCTATCAAAACCATCTCATTTATTTTGAACCGCTCAATATTATCAAGCTATAA